TGTACATGCAGATGTACCAGGCTCTATTGTCTCATATGGTGCTTACGGATTTACTGTTACATCACCTTCTACTGGTGTTACAAGTACTATCACTTTTGCTACTGGTGATGTTGCTGAAGCCGTTGGCTTTGCAGCTTATCAGGCTGCTGTAAGTGACGGTGTAGACGCTGAGACTCCTGTTGGTTCTCTAGCAGCTGTTGAAGTTGCTGGTATTGAGTATGTTGGTCTGGTTACACACAAGTCAATGCGTGATGTATTGGCCGGTGTTGCTGGTGTTACTACTCTTGAGATTGCTCAGTTCTGTGAAGCAGCTAAGAAAATCTTCTGCAACACTTCAAATGACCTGTCTACTTTAAACAGTGCTGTGTCTACTGACTCTGCATCTGTCCTGAAGAACGCAACATTACGTTTCAGTCTTACTACTTTCAGCAAGAACTACAACCAGTACCCATCTGCTTCTGTATTTGGTCGTGCTGCATCTGTTAACTTCTCAGCTATTGGTTCTACCATTACTTTGAATCTTAAACAGATGCCTGGAGTTTCTGCTGAAGACTTAACTCCTGCTGAGTTCGCTGTCCTTCGTGGCAAGAACGCTTCAGCTGTTGTACAGATTGGCCGGTCCGTAAATGCATACACAGATTCTCGTATGGCATCTGGCTCTTGGCTAGATACTACTCATGGTCTTATGTGGCTTGAGAACCGCTGTGAAGTTGATCTGTTCAACTTACTGTATCAGTCAACTACTAAGATTCCATTTACTCAGACAGGTATTAACATTACTGTTGCTACCCTTGACCGTTCACTACAGGCAGCTGTACGTAATGGTTTAGCTGGTCCAGGTTTCTTACCTGATGGTACTTACCTTCCTGAAGGTTACATCATCGAGTCTGTTGCTTTGGCTGATGTGCCATCTGGTGATAAGGGTAATCGTGTCTACAAAGGCCTGTCCTTTAAGATGGTTGGTGCTGGTGCGTTACATGAAGTAGCCGTATCTGGTTCTTTCTCAGAGTAATTAATCTTGGTCAGCCTTCGGGCTGGCCTTAGCGAGGAGCTAATATGTATCAATATAGTTTTGCAAATGTTGACCTTACTCTGGAAATTCCAGACGCTGCTGGTGACTACACCAGTGCCAAGGTACAAGGTTTTGCTACAGGTGAGAACCTGATTAACGTAATGCGTAAAGCACCTATCGCTTCGACTCAGTTCGGAGCTTACGGTGACATGGTAGTATCAATGCAACGTATTCGTGCCGGTGACTTAGTGTTCCCAGTACTTATGAATGCGCCTGAGAATAAACTTCTTCAGGACTACGCAAACTACTTCCAAGCCCAGGCTGATGCCGATGGTGCTTTAATCTTCCCTATACAGGCTAAACTTACCGATAACATGGGTAAGGATGAAGCAGTGATGACCAATGGTGTCATACTTGCAATGCCAGCTATGTCTCGTGGTCAAACCATGAACACAGTAACATGGGTAGTAACATTTGAGAAAGTTGTCTTCACTCGTAATGACGGTGATGATGCAGCTAACTTCGGTGCGTAAGTAAACAATAGATAGCCTGTCCTCCTTCGTCGGAGGATGGGCTTCTTAATTTAATAGGAGAGTAACATGGCTGGATATACAGCAAAGATAAAAGACGGCAGAGAGATATTCATTCCCGCATGGCCCGTTAACGTGGCTTTAGAAAATTTAACAATGGCTGGTAAGTACTTAGGTACAACACGAGTCATCGACATATCAGAGCTTAACGTGGCCTCTGTGATATTTGCAATAGCAGAATCATCAGAACCTAAAGAAGCTGCTAACCTAGTGGAACACTTTGTCTGCCAAGCTCGTATAGCTGGAGAGAAGATAGACCCTAGTACAATCAATACAATGTTCGCAGATGACCTGAAAACAGTTGCTGAAATATTCGCTCACGTAGTGCATTCACAGTATGCTGATTTTTTCGTATCAGGTTTAGCAAAGGAGAACTCCCCAGAAGCTTAGACAGTTCTAATGAGTTACCCTCTGTACTGGATTACAATTCGATCTATCCAGAACTAAACGGGTACTTGCTCAGACCTCTGCTAGTAAACCCTCCTATGTGTTCACTCAAAGAATTACAAGACTGTACTTACAACTTGTATGACCTTGAGATGATGCATCAGGTAATAGAAATAAAACAACATATGATGCCACCGGTATCGACCTCTCCTCCCTAATTGGGAATCGGAGGATAACTTAGGAGTTACACATGGCTAGACGACACGACTACGTACCACCAGAGTTAGATACTCGCTATGGTAGCTCTGATAATTACGACACAGAAGCTAGTATGGGACAAGACTGGCTGGATATGAATGACACTTCCATTGCAAGTGAAAGAGCTATCAATGGTAACATAGAAGGTGAAGACCTTAATGGTATGTCATCAGCTGGCATGATGGAGCATAGGGTAGGCTCAATGTCTCAAGGAGTCCAGGCTGCAACTAAAGCAATCATGGGTGGTGGTCTTGGTACTCTTCAATCTCGCATTGCTGCTGAGAATTACTTAAACTTAACTGGAGAGGACCCAGGTGCCTTTGCTAGACGTATTAAAGCTCAGACAGGTGGCAATGTAACAATCACTGATGAGTACGGTAACACGCGTACACAGACACCCTCAGCCTATTCCAAATCAGATTTACGCATAGCTCAAGGCATGTTCTCTGAAGAGGGCATTGATAAGTACATGAACCGAGGCGTAGGTTCTGCTCAGGAAGGTAACACGTATGGCATAGAAGCTCATGAGGTAGCTTACCGAGATGCACTAAAAGATGCTTATGCAACTGTACGTGCTATCGCTCCAAGAGTTATTGACCCACTGGTTCCAACTGGTGCTGGCTACGAGACACGACTGCTTAAAGCCGAAGAAGAACTTATCAAATTCGGTATGGAGTCTGTCGGTGGTATTGGTGGTAATCGTTACAGAATGCCTAACCCTAATGAACTTCATGTCAGAGGACGTAGGAGCACGATAGGGCGAGGTACAGGTACACAAGGCACACCGTTCACCCAACTGGAGTACGATGCTGCTATAAGCCCAGGAGGTTCGTTATACGGACAATCCGAAGATGAGACTTTCCGGTACATCCCAAGTGGCTATAAGTCATACGACCTAGATAAGGAACAGTTTAACGAGATGCAAACAGAGTACCTTGCTGCGATGAAAACCATCCGACAAAGTACCTTAACAGCAACCGATGAGGCTCACGGTAATCTACAACGTAGTTCTGGATACCAGCAATCTCGTGAGGACTGGAACGCTATAGGTAATATGCAAAATGAAGCATACATCCAAGACATAGACAGGAACCCCAACTATGTAGCTGGTGGTGGTAAAGGACAAGGCGGTACTGGTGAGGAGCAAATCATCCTTGAAAAGATAGGTGATGAATTTGCTGGGTTCAACCAAAATATGTTACTTAACCCTGACCTAGCTGCTGCTTATGGACAAGGTGGTGTAACTGGTGGGTCTGAGAAGGGTGGCATGTATGGTGTCAGTGAACCTTCAGATTATACTAAGTTTGCTGAAGATTATATTCCTAATGACAATGTTGACCCATTCTCTGAACGTGGTCAGTACATGGCTCGTATGCGTGGTGCTCCAACACAGGGTTCTGCTCAGTGGTTGGCTCAACGTAAACAGGTAGACTTCACTGCATCTACTATTGGTATTCTTGGCTCCGGTTCAGGTACTGATAAGTTAGCTGTAAATTTAAGACTGAGACAGAAGGATGCTAAAGGTGTTACCGAAGGTTATGACTATACTGGTAAGTACTCGAAGGACATATCTTTTATCGGCAATACTTACACTAAAGAAGGCAATGAATTTGAAGGTGATGTCCGTAAGTTCTTTATGGCTCAGGTAGGTAAACCTGCCGGTCTTCAATATCAAGAAGCTTTCTTTGAACGTGGTGAAGGCAACCTATCTAACTTTGGTGTTACTCCTGATGCTCGTCTGTATGATGAGTCAGGTGCAAGTGCTGGCCTGGCTGAGTTCAAACTCAAACGTGGTAAAGCATTCAACACAGTGCTGGAAGATTACTATGACCAAGTACAATTACAGATGGCTGTTACCGGTGAATCACAGACACATTTATTCGCACTTAACCAACACACAGATGAAACTGCACATCACTTAATAGAAGCAGACCCTGTACGTCAAGAGTTCTTAATAGCTGAAGCAAATGCTGCTAAGTCTCAGGCTGAAGGTTTAACTTTAGGAGGCACAGAAGCTTTGATGAAAACAATTAAAGGCAGGAATACTGCCAAGCAAAATGCTGTCCCTCAAGTTGCTGGTGAGGAAGCTCGCCTTACAAGTTTAGGAACAAGTGAAGGTCAAGGACCTGTAGCTACTGCATACAAACCATCTGGTGCTGAAGGTACTCTATTTGCTGAACAGATGAAGAAAGAAGACCAACGTGAAAGAATGAAAGAGTCTATGGCTCAAGCGAAGGGTATAGATGATATAGACTTCATTGGACCTGCTGAACCAGCTTCACATGCTAAGGCTCGTAAAGACCTGGCTAGTAAACGATTGAACGCTGCTGCTAAGCAAGATATGTACTCACACATGACTGCTGATGAAACTCATGCAGAAGGTCTTAAGGAAAATATTGAGCACGACAAAGCTGAGAAGGCTGCAAGAGAATTAGAGAAGTTATCTAACTCTGCTGCTGGCACAACCGGCAAGTTACTTGTGTTCTCTGCTGGCCTGACTAAGGTTGGTAAAGTACTTGGGGCTATTGCTGACAAGTTCTTAGAAGAGTCTGCTATTGATGAAGAAAGATTTGCTGCTGCTACTGGAGCTGATGCAAGTGCCATACGTGGACAACGTGTAATGCTTGAACAGGCTAACGTATCTGAAGGAGCAATCAACAGAGCTTTAACAAGGTCTGGTGAAATGCAAACAGCCTTAAGAAGTGAGGTAGGTGCTGGTAAGACTATTTCAGAAATCAATACTAAAATGTTGATGGCTAAACGTAACGTACCAGAACTTGCTAATTGGCAACCTATGAATCCGTCTGACTACATTGGTATGAGTCAGCAACAGATTATGGGTGAATTCATGAGTACCATGCAAGGTGTTAGTCCAGAGGGCCAGGCTGTAATTTCTGGTGCCTGGAACATGCCAGCTGAACTTGGTATTGCTGATAACATAACTGGTGAAGGTATTGCTCAAGCACGTTCCTTTATGGATAGTGCAGGTGCTATTGCTCAGAACAGAGGTGTTATGATGGCCAAGGAGCAGACTCGTCGTTATGGTGAGGCTTCTCAAACTCTTGGTGAGTACATAGGTATAGGTGCTGCTGGCACTAAAGAAGTTGCTGACCGGTTCAGTGTGGAAGGATTAATCTCTTCTGCTGTTCAAGGTGTTGCAAATCTTGGTGGCTACATTGCTGAAGGCAACATGAAAGTTGAACATCCACATTCATCAGCAATACCTTCTCATAGCCTAACTGCACCACCTGTTCAGCCACTTGATAAAGCTAAGACAGACTTAACCGTTAACAACTATGTAACGGTAGACAAGGATGGCAACTACGACACCACAACTGAGGTTGATGGTGAGGTTGATAAACAGTTCGGAACAAACACAGGAGATTAACATGGCAAGCATAAGTAAATTCGGTCAGTACGTAAGAATCGAAGTTAAAGACCGAAACAATACTGTAGTGCTTTCCACAGATAGTCTTCGGATTGATTTCGACATTCGTGATGTGGTAGGCTGGGTGAGAGCTAAGATAGATATTTTTAATCTGGCTCCCAGTACTATCACAAAGCTTATGGGTGGAGAGAACTATGTAACGATTACAACGGCACTACATGATGGTCCTGAA